CGGATCACCCTTGAACCGGCCCCGGTGCTTCTTGCTCATGCGTCCTCCTCAAAGCGCTTCACGATCTGGCGTTGCGCCTCCCAATCCACCGGCAGCGGGTTGCGCTGGAACCAGATCAGGTTCATCCGGCGCGGCTGCCGCCCGGCCATCAGCAGTTCGAGGATGTCAGGCGCGAGCAGGGTCAGGCGCATCAGCTCGTTGGGTACCGAGGGGTGCAGTCCTTCGGCCCGGGCAATGTCTGATCCACTCTTCATCACACCGGTGTCCACGAGGTGCTGCCAGTAGAAACCGCGTGCCACCCCCTCCAGCAGCGTCACATCGTGAACGTGGCGGTCATCGGCGGCCACCCGCCGCGCACCCCGGCGGCGAAACGTCAGGGGCACGAAGGTTTCCAGTGTCTCGTCCATCAGGCTTCGACCTCCACCAGTTCCGCGCCGATGCCCCTCGGGGCGAACTCGCCGATCAGGGCGTCCCAGCCCAGTTCCCGCCACTTCACCTTGATGCCCTGCACCTCGCCGACGTGGACGAGGTCGATGCGCTCGATCATCAGGTTGGCGATGCGGTGACGCTCGACCGGGAACAACTGATCCCACACGTCGTTGAGCCGTCCCATCGCCATCACCGCGGTGGCCTCGTCGATCTGGGCCCCATTGCGCTGGATGTGGCGCACCACCGATGCGATGGATTCCGGGCTGGTCAGCACGGTGCGGATTTGGGCCACCACTGCCGCCTCAATCTCCGGTGCAGGCAGGCGTTCGTAGCTCTTGCCCGGTGCCCCGAACCGGCTTTCCGACTTGGACACGTAGTAGTGGTACTTGCGCCCGTTCTTGCGTGAGTAGGTCGGGTACATCCGTTCGCCCGAGGGGGCGTACAGCAGGCCGCGCAGCAAGGCGTCGGTGCGCGACCGGATCTTGGTTTCCACCGACCGGGCGTGCCCATCCCTGGCCAGCACCGCGTGAACCTTGTCCCACAGTTCCCGGTCGATGATTGGCAGGTGAGCGCCGGGGTACCAGTTCCCCTTGTGCGACAACTCGCCCAGGTAGATGCGGTTGCGCAGCAGCTTGTGCAGGTACTTTTTGTCGATACGCGTGCCGTTGCGGGTCTGGCCCTCCTGCGTCGTCCAGGCCTTGGTCGTGATGCCGTCGGCGGTGAGATTGACGGCGATCTGGGTCGGAGAGCCGATGGTCAGCATCTCCTCGAAGATACGGCGCACCACCGCTGCCTCGGTTTCGTTGATGACCAGGAGGCGGTTGTCGACGTCGTAGCCCAGGGGCGGGACACCGCCCATCCACATCCCCTTGCGCTTGGCGGCGGCGATCTTGTCGCGGATGCGCTCGCCGGTGACCTCGCGCTCAAACTGGGCAAAGGACAGCAGCACGTTGAGCATCAGCCGCCCCATCGAGGTAGTGGTGTTGAACTGCTGGGTGACCGACACAAAGGACACCTCGTGGCGCTCGAACACTTCGACCATCTTGGAGAAGTCGGCCAAGCTGCGCGTCAGGCGGTCGATCTTGTAGACCACGACGATGTCGATCTGGCCGCGCTCGATGTCCGCCATCAGGCGTTTCAGCCCGGGCCGCTCGGTGTTGCCGCCTGAGAAACCGGGGTCGTCGTAGTCGTCGGCCACCGGAATCCAACCCTCGGATCGCTGGCTGGCGACGTAGGCGTGGCCCGCCTCCTTCTGGGCGTCGATGGAGTTGAACTCCTGGTCAAGCCGTTCATCCGAGGACACCCGGCAGTAGACGGCGCAGCGCTTGCGGGCGCGGGTAGCGGCGATCTCGCTCATCGGGCACATCCCTTGCTCAGGCCAAAGAACAGCGGCCCAGACCAGTGCGCGCCTGTGATGTGGCGGGCCACCGCTGTCAGGCTCTTGAAGTTGCGCCCCTGGTACTCGAACAGCCCCTCGGCGGTGACCGTCACCCGGTGCTCGCGCTCGCCCCATTCGCGCAGCAGGATCGTGCCCGGCGCGAAATCGAACTCGCGCGGCTTGGCCCGCAGCTTGATCTTGGAGTGTTTTGCGCCGATGGCTTCCAGGCGCTGCTTGGTCTCGGGCGCAAGGCCACCGAAGGCCTCCTCCTGTAGCTTGTAGGCGAGACGGGACTCGACGTGGGTGCGGTTGGGGTAGTCCGGGCGGCGCGGGAAATATCGATCCCACACCGTCCAGAGCTCGGACATCGGCAGACAGGCCAGCTCCGCGATCCGCGCGGCGACGGATGCTTGTTTCTCGTTCATCACAACTTCTCCTGTTGATAGGGGGTTGTATGAACGCGCTGGTCGGGCAGGAAGCCAAGGCCAACTTCTCTCTGTTTTGGCTCATCCGCAGCAAGGGTGCGGACGATGGCGGCCGCAAGGATGGCGGCGATTTCGCCAGCACGGGCGCTGGCGCTCATCTCCGTGGGAGATGCGAGTTCGAGGTTCTTCATGACGGCTCCGAGGAATTGCAACCGTCAGGGATAGTGAGCCTGATCTTCCGAAGCGGATGGCAACGCAGGGTAATCGAATGCCTTGCGAATACCTATAAGCAAGACAATCTTGCATTTTTACATTCGCAAGACTAAAATGCTGGTTTAGGAGGTGACTGCCATGCTCGAAAAAATCTCGCAAAAGCTGATCGGCTACCGCGTCAAGGCGGCGCGCGAGGCCAAGGGCTGGACGCAGGATCAGCTCACCCAGGGTCTCGGTCTCAACGACCGCCAAACGGTGTCCGATATCGAGAACGGAAAGCGCGCACTCAAGCCAGACGAGATGCTGTCGCTGTCCGACCTGCTCGACCGCGACATTGAGTTCTTCATCGATCCATTCGCTGTCGCCGGAGAGGCGCAGTTTTCGTGGCGCGCTGCGCCCGAGGTGCCGGAGGACAGCCTAGACGGGTTCGAGCTCAAGGCGGGCCAATGGATCGGCCTGCTTCGCTGGCTCCGCGAGCAGCAGGACAGCCGGGCAAGTGTGCTCAAACGTGCGTTGCGGTTATCAGCCCAATCCTCCTACGAGGATGCGCAGGAGCGCGCGGAGAGCCTGGTCGCCGAGCTCGACCTTGGCGTCATCCCGGCCGAGGGGCTGATCGACAAGATCGAGCGCGAACTGGACATCCCAGTGCTGTTCGTCGACACGGTCGACGCCGACGATGGTCAATCTATTTCGGGCGCGACCTGCCACCTCGAGGAGATGGGGGTCATCCTCATCAACCGCAACGAGAGCGAGGCCCGGCGCTTCTTCGATCTGGCGCACGAGCTCTTTCATGCCCTGACCTGGGATGCGATGAAGCCGGATCATCGGGAATCCAACTCCTTCGAGGATCGCAACAAGGGCAAGCGCATCGAGCAACTGGCGAATAATTTCGCCGCTGCATTGCTGATGCCGCGCGCCTCCCTCGACAAATTGATCGACCGGGATCATCTCGATGACATCGCGCATCTGTGTGAAGTCGCTGCACTGCTGCGGGTCGCTCCCGTCACGCTGGCGTGGCGACTGTTCAACCTCAAGCTCATTGGTGACGACACACGGCGGAGCCTCTCGCAGGAGAAGCAGCGGCCATCCGTATCAGGCCCACCAAAACGGTTCTCTCCTACATTCGTGAAGATGCTTCACGAGGCCCTGGAAAACGGACGGCTGTCGGCTCGCAAAGCCGCCAAGGCCATGGGCCTTGGACTTGGCGGGTTGACCGAGCTGTTTGCTCAGTACGACCTCACCGCACCATTCGAGCTGTGAGGTGAACGCCGTATGCCGAAAATCCGGGTCTTCGCGGATACCAATGTCATCCTCGAATCGTTCCGCACGGGTTGCTGGACGGCCATCTGCAACCACTTCGCCATCGAGACGGTCGAGAAATGCGTTGAGGAAACGCTGACCGGCAATCCGGGCGATCCCCGCCACGTTGCTGTGCCACCCGCTGACTTGAAGGCAGGGCTTGTCGCGCAGCATCAGGTAACCCGCAAGGAACTCGCCACCCTGGTGTTGAGCTATCCATCGTGCAGCACGCTCGACGATGGCGAAAAGCATCTCTTCGCCTGGCTGTTCGCCAATAAGCAACTGCCGTCCCAGGTCATCGTAGTCACGACCGCGGACAAGGCGGCCCTGGTGGCCTCGAACGGTCTGGGCTGGCTTGACTGCATGACTTCGCTGGAGGACCTGGCCCGTAAGGCCGGCGTTGGCCGGGTCAATCTCGATGCTCTAGCCCTGCAGTACCGCGAGGACTGGCTGTCCGGCATCAAGACCAAAATCAAGTTGGGAATCATCCCGTGAGAGTCGTCTGACGCTGAGGGCGAATCCAACAACGGGAGGAAGGCCGCTCAGCAATGTTCAAAGGAGCATCGAGTGGCCAAGAAGTCTCAGAAAAACAGCAAACACGTCGCTGACCTGATCAACTCGGCGACTCTGCCAGCCCTCACGCTGCTGGCGCAGGTCGACAAATTCGCATTCCTTGGCGTGCTCGATGCCGCCAAGCCTGAGCACCAAGCACGTTCCGAACTGCTCGAATGCATCCCATCGGTCAAGCGCGAAGACATCACCATTGCTGACCAGGAGGCGGTGCGTCTCCTCCAACTGGTCCGTTTCCGCACAGAGGAAATGCTGGAGCACGCCATCTGTCAAATCGAGTACGAAAGCCATCCGGAGATCGATACCTTCGACCGGTCTGCTGATGCCATGACTCGGTTGATCTGGTTGCGCGTGAAGGCTCAACGCATCTTCGACCAGATCGAGACGATCTATCTCACGCATCATTTCCACGGGCACAAGAAATTTCTCGGATTCACCGTGCGCGATGGCGACGGGCGGGACTTTCAGTGGACGCCCGAGGTCGAGCGGAAACTGCACGAAGGAGTGGGCGAGATTCTGGGCCTGGACGACGAGTCCAAGAAGAGCTGTGAGGTCATCCACTTTGAGATGGATGACGGCGACGAGTCCGCCAAGCGGCGGCTGCACTATCTGGTCGTCTATCACCCCGGCAAGATGAAGTTGCTGCGCCAGATGAAAGATCGTCGGCGCGATCTGCTCCTGTTCACTCCCGCGCTCGAAGCAACGCTGGTTTACGACCCCGCCGAGAACAAGGTACATGTGCTTTCTGACAAGCAGAGCACCGCCAAACGCCTCGCTGATCGATTCGCTGTGATCGGCTTCGAGAAACCCCTCTCGAAACAGCCCGTGGACGCGGTCAGCTATGAGTTGGCAATGTTCAAGCAGCCGGTAAGCCTAAAAGATGCGAAGGCCACCGGTGCAGTGATCCAAGACGCATGGATTTCCTCGCTGTCCGTGACCCTCGGTCACACCCGCCACAGCGTCACGCTTTCGCTGGCCAACAGCGACAACGTCTGGGGTATTTCCAACCACCACTTTGGCGAGCACAACCCGCTTTCGAGCTGCCGTTCAGTGCTCGAGGTAAAGCTGTCGTTCGTGATCCGTCTTGACGGAGAGGAAGACGCACGCGCGCTCGACATCACCGTGGGTCAGCGTGGTTCCTGCAACCTGCATGCGCTGCCAGACCCTCGAATGCGTCGATGCGGCGAGGACATCCTGACCTCACTGGGCGTCATGAAGCGTGTACAGCCAGCAAAGGTCGGGGCCGATCTGGCGCTGTTCCGCGCCGAAATGAAGCTCCTCGATCTCGCGGTCGATGACATTGATGGCCATCTGCTGACGGCGCTTGATCTTCCCGCCGCCGATCTTGTCAGCAAGGGGCTGCTGAAAAGGAAAGCTACCGGCGACTACATCACCGTGCCCGTCGAGGATGAGGATGGTCAGCCCGGCTACCGACGCCTCAAGGTGAACTTCAACAGCACCAGCACCTGGGCACTGGACGACCTCACCGGTGAGCGCTATGACCTTTCCGAAGGAGACCTGTGCCGGTACACGGTCGACAAATCCTACCTGCGCGAACGGTTGGATCAACTGCTCAAGCAGCAACTGATCGACGTCCCGCTGACCGCGGATGAGCAGGAGCCCTACGTGCTCGGCAACTACCGCATGGGCGACCAGCGTCTGCCGGTCGCGCTCGTGTCGCGTCTCTGGGAGCCGAAGCATGCCGACAAAATGGACACCGCGCTGCGGCAGTCGAATCTGGGTTTGACTATCGTGCTGACCACGACCGCAGGATCATCCCGCAGGTTTCTTGGCCCGGGCATTGTTGTGGCGCTCGATGCCTTGGCTCATGAGGTGAATGGTCAGGTCTGCATTGAAATGGCTAGGGTCGAGGGCGAGGTGCGTCGCAGGCAGGCTGCAGCTGTAGTAACGGACACGCCGATCCTAATCAAAGAGGATGCGCGAAATGCCTTGCTTGTCGGCCCTTGGCCAGAACCGTGGTCGTTGAGCACGAAGGAATGGGTCAATGTGGTGGAATTGCTGGTGAACGCGTGGACAAGTCAAAAGCGCAAATGCACCAAGCTACAACTCGAAGATGCCGCCGGAAAAACCATTCGTTCAATGAATGAGTTTTTCAGGGGTGCGCCGGAATGGTCTTCCTACATTCGAGGGGCGGATGGCAACAGCAAACCGCGTCTGTGGGAATTGAGTATTGGCGTGCCGGATTATCAGCATGCAGCTGAATCTACCGGCGCAGAGGCAGAGGTGGCTTGAGGATCAGGGCGTTGTAATTTCTGCGTGATTTCTGCGAGAAGACTGCGAAATATCGCAGTCTGATATGCGAGGAAATAGGAGCACTTCAACGAAAGGAGTGCTCCAAATGCAAAACCAAGTCCCCTCTGTTCAATTCGGCCGGAAACTTTCCCGGCCCCTTCCGGACGGTGCTACGCGCATCGCCCTCGACGAAAACGAGCTCGCCGCCCGCTGGGGGCTCTCCGTCAAAACCCTGCGCCGCTGGCGGCAGGAACAGCTCGGCCCGGTCTTCTGCAAGCTCGGTGCCCGCGTCACCTACCTGATCTCCGAGGTCGAAGCCTTCGAGCGTCGCGTGTCGCGGCACTCGACCTTCACTCGTGCGTACCAGTGAGGAGAGCGGCCATGAGCGATCTGACCATTTTTCCCGCCGACCTCGCTGCGATGAGCATCGCCCAGCTGGTGGCTCTGCCGATCACCGATTTCGTCGCTGCCGAGCGCAATGTCGACGAGGCCACGGCTTACCTCAAGCAGCTGCGCGCCAAGCTGGATGCCGCCAAGCTCCAGCGCTACGGCGAACAGGCCCGAACTGCACTGCGTGACTCCGGCCGCGACTTCGGCACCGCCCACGTCAACGACGGCGCATTGCACGTCAAGTACGAGCTCCCCAAAAAGGTGATCTGGAGCCAGAACATCCTCAAGGAGATGGCCGAGCGCATCGTCTCTTCGGGCGACAAGGTCGAGGACTACATCGACATCAAGTTGTCGGTGTCCGAGTCCCGCTACACCAACTGGCCCACCGCGCTGCAGGAGCAGTTCGCCGCCGCGCGCACGGTCGAGGAAGGCAAGCCGAGCATCACTCTGACGCTCGATGGGGGTGCCGCATGAAAAAGCTCCCCATCGTATCCGCCGTCGAGCGGATGGCCGAGCGCAAGGGCGTGAAGCTGCTGATGCTGGGCAAGTCCGGCATCGGCAAAACCACGCGGCTCAAAGACCTCGATCCGGCCACCACGCTGTTCCTCGACATCGAGGCCGGTGACTTGGCGGTGGCCGACTGGCCGGGTGACACCATCCGTCCGGACTCGTGGCCAGAGAGCCGCGACTTCTTCGTGTTCCTTGCGGGCCCGGACAAGTCGCTGCCGCCGGAGAGCGCCTTCTCGCAGGCGCACTACGACCACGTCATCGAGAAGTTTGGCGACCCGGCGCAACTCGACCGCTACCAAACCTTCTTCCTCGACTCGATCACCCAGCTGTCCCGCCAGTGCTTCGCGTGGTGCAAGACGCAGCCGGGTGCCGTCAGCGACCGCTCCGGTAAGCCCGACCTGCGCGCGGCCTATGGCCTGCTCGGCCAGGAAATGATCAGCGCATTGACCCACTTGCAGCACGCACGCGGCAAGAACGTGGTGTTCGTGGCGATCCTCGACGAACGCCTCGATGACTACAACCGCAAGGTGTTCGTCCCGCAGATCGAAGGGAGCAAAACCAGCCTGGAACTGCCCGGCATCGTGGATGAGGTCGTGACGCTGGCCGAGATCAAGGCCGAGGACGGCAGTACCTACCGCGCCTTCGTCACCCACACCGTCAACCCCTACGGCTTTCCGGCCAAAGACCGCAGCGGTCGTCTCGACCTGCTGGAGCCGCCGCATCTCGGCGCGCTCATCGCCAAGTGCGCGGGCGCATCCGCTGCGCCCACCGCCTCGACCGCCCCCGCACAAACCGAATCTCAGGAGTAATCGCCATGAACAGCCAATCCACCAGCAGCAACTGGAACGACTTCAACGACGCCGAATCGCAGCAGTCCGGCTTTGATCTGATCCCCAAGGGCACTGTTGTTCCGGTGCGCATGACCCTCAAGCCAGGCGGGTATGACGATCCGTCGCAGGGCTGGGGCGGCGGCTACGCCACTGAGTCCTTCGAAACAGGCTCGGTCTACCTCGCCGCCGAATTCGTGGTCACCGCTGGCGACCACGCCAAACGCAAGATGTGGTCGAACATTGGCCTGCACTCTAAGAAGGGCCCGACCTGGGGTCAGATGGGGCGCAGCTTCATCCGCGCCGCGCTCAACAGCGCTCGCAACGTCCACCCACAGGACAACAGCCCGCAGGCTGCGGCAGCGCGCCGCATCCAAGGCTTCCACGAACTGGATGGCCTTGAGTTCCTCGCCCGCGTCGACATCGAGAAGGACGGCAAGGGCCAGGACCGCAACGTGGTCAAAGTGGCGGTCGAGCCCGATCACCCCGACTACGCCAAGTTGATGGGCGTGCCGACCAAGGCTTCAGGCGGCGGCACTTCCGGCGCACCGACGCAGGCAGCACCCGCTTACCAGGCCCCGGCTCAGCAACGCGCACCCGTGACGGGCAAACCGTCGTGGGCGCAGTGAGGGAGGTCGCCATGAATGCATCCATCCTCACTGCCAGCCACTACGGCGTTGTGCGATTCGGCGACCTGCAATGCGAGGCCGTCGTCCTGAATGGCGGCGAGCGCGGCTATGTCCGTCGCCAGCTCATGAAGTTGCTGGGTTTTGCCGAGCGCCAAAGGGGTGACCGTTTTGCCGGTTTTCTGCGGGAAATCGCGCCTAACTCATTGTCATCATTGAATAAACAAGAGGCGACAATTCTGCTGCCGTCGGGCCAAAAGGCTCAGTTCTTCCCCGCCGGCATCATTGCCGACGTCGCATCGGCGGTCGTCAACGCCGCCATCGACGGCACGCTGCACAAAGCACGGCGGGGCATCGTCCCCAACTGCATGAAGATCATGCGGGCGCTGGCTACCACCGGCGAGGTCGCGCTGATCGACGAGGCCACTGGCTACCAGCACCACCGCGCACCGGATGCGCTGCAGGAGCTGATCTCCAAGTTGCTGCGCCAGTCCTGCGCATCGTGGGAGCGCCGTTTCCACCCGGACTACTACCGCGCCATCTATCGGTTGTTCGGCTGGAAGTACCAGGGCCACGACCAGAACCCTCCGCACGTCGTCGGCCAGATCACACTGCGCTGGGTCTACGGGCCGGTGCTGCCAGAAGACTTGCTGGGCGAGATCCGCAATCGCAAGGGCATCTCGCAGAAGCACCACCAGTGGCTGTCCGATCAGGGACTCGCGCATTTGGAATCGCAGATTCACGCGGTCACGGCGATTGCGCGCAGTTCGATGAGCTATCCCGACTTCAAGCGCCGCTGCGAGGCCGCCTTTGCTGGCGCTGCCCTGCAGTTGGGCCTGCTGCTCGATGAACTCGAGGAGGGGGCGTGAAATGCTGGGTCTGCAAACGACAGGCTCGGGGCTACGGCCACACCGACAACCGCCACGGTGTGGGCGATCCCCGGCGTTACCCCATCGACTGGGTGTTCTGTTCGCGTCGCTGCCAGGAGGCGTTTCACGCGCTGTACGGCAACTGGCAGCGGGCCAAGGAAGGTCGCATCGACAAGATGGAGGTCGCCATGATCGATCCGTCTGATGTCGAACTGGCCGCAATGCGCCATTGCCTCAAAGCCTTCGGTGAGGCAGCGGGCGAGATCGGTTTCACCAAGCCGCTGGGCGACTACTCAGAAACCGAGGCCCTGCGGGTGATCGATGCCATCGTCACCTGCTGGTCGGACGCGATGGTCGCGCACCACGAGGCTACCAAGTACCCGCCGGTGCGGGGGATGACCCCTGCACCCGATCCGCTGGCACCCGACGTCGCCAATCCGTTCGCGGATCTGGAGGACGACCTGCCCTGGGAAGAGCCGAAGGGGAAGAAGCCATGATGGACTTCAACTCCACTTCAAGCATCTCGGGTCAGATCACTGCGCTGGTCGACGCAGGGATGTACAGGGCTCGCGCCCAGCAGTCCGAGCGCCAGTACCTCGGGGCCTCGCGTCTCGGCGTGGCCTGCGAGCGCGCGCTGCAGTTCGAGTACGCCAAGGCGCCTATCGACTACGGACGGGATATTCCGGGCCGGATGCTGCGCATCTTCGAGCGTGGCCACGTCATGGAGGACTGCATGGTCACGTGGCTTCGGGACGCAGGTTTTGACCTGCGCACCCGAAAGGCCGACGGCGAGCAGTTCGGATTCTCGGTGGCCGATGGTCGCCTGCAGGGCCACGTCGACGGCGTCATTGTCGGGGGTCCGGAGGGCTTCGCTTACCCCGCGCTCTGGGAATGCAAGTGCCTTGGTAACAAGTCCTGGAGCGACCTTGAGAAAAAGGGCTTGGCCATCTCCAAGCCCATCTACGCCGCGCAAGTGGCGATCTACCAAGCCTATCTCGAACTGCACGAGCACCCGGCGATCTTCACGGCGCTCAACGCCGACACGATGGAGATCTACACCGAGCTCGTGCCATTTGACGCGGCGCTTGCCCAGCGCATGTCGGATCGGGCGGTGAAGGTCATCACGGCGACCGAGGCAGGCGAACTGCTACCACGCGCCTTCCACGACTCGACCCACTTCGAATGCCGGATGTGCGCTTGGCAAGACCGCTGCTGGAGGACGACATGAGCAACGACACGCAATTCATCGGATGTGTCGAACCAATGATCGACGCCAAGCAGGCCGCTGCCGCACTACGCCTGCCGTACTACTGGTTCGCCGACCCGCAGATGCGCAGCAAGTACAAGATTCCCCACTACCTGATGGGCGGTCTGGTGCGCTATCGGCCATCCGAACTGTCTGCGTGGGCAGCACGCAGCACCGCCGCGCAAGGGCGCACCGGTGACGCCGATGGTGAGGAGGCCGAATGACTCTCGACTTCAACGACATCGCGCCACTGCCCGACCCCAACCGCCGCACCCTCAGCGATGCCGAACGCGAAGAACTGCGCGCTGAACTGCTCGCGCGTCTTGAATCCGTTCTGATCACCTTGTTTCCTGCGGGCAAGAAGCGCCGGGGCAAGTTCCTGATCGGCGACGTGCTGGGCAGTCCCGGCGACAGCCTCGAGGTGGTGCTCGATGGCGAGAAGGCCGGACTGTGGACGGATCGCGCCACTGGCGATGGCGGCGACATCTATGCACTGATCGCCGCGCACATCGGTATCGACGTGCTGAGCGACTTTCCGCGTGTGCTCGACGCCGCTGCCGATCTGCTCGGACGCTCGCGTTCCGCACCCGTACGCAAGGCCAGCAAGAAGGACGTGCCGGTCGACGAACTCGGCCCCGCCACCGCCAAGTGGGACTACCTCGACGCCCAAGGTCATCTCATCGCCGTCGTCTACCGCTACGACCCGCCCGGGCAGAAGAAGCAGTTCCGGCCGTGGGACGCCAAGCGGCGCAAGATGGCTCCGCCCGACCCGCGTCCGCTCTACAACCAGCCAGGGATGGCCAGCGCCGCGCAGGTGGTGCTGGTCGAAGGCGAGAAATGCGCGCAGGCCCTGATCGATGTGGGCATCGTGGCCACCACGGCGATGCACGGCGCGAACGCTCCGGTCGAAAAAACCGACTGGTCGCCGCTGGCGGGCAAGGCGGTGCTGATCTGGCCCGACCGCGACAAGCCGGGCTGGGAGTACGCCACGCAGGCGGCACAGGCGATCTTGTCGGCGGGGGCCAAATCCTGCCACGTTCTCTATCCGCCCGAAGAGGCTGCAGAGGGCTGGGACGTGGCCGACGCCATCGCCGAGGGCTTCGATGTCGCCACCTTTCTCACCCACGGCCCACGTTTGCAGATGCACGACGTCGCTGATGACGTTGATCCGGTGGTCAGCAGCGACGAATCCGTCTGGGGTACGGAGGACGCGCTGGCGCTGTCCTTCACGCGCCGCTACCACCGCGACTGGCGCTACGTGGCTGGCTGGGGAAAGTGGCTGGTGTGGGACGGGCAACGCTGGCGCACCGAGGACACGCTGGCGGCCACGGACTTGATCCGCAGCGTTTGTCGCCAGACGGCTGTACGCGCCGACAACCCCAAGGTTGCTGCCAAATTGGCCAGCGCAGGAACGGTCGGCGGTGTGGAACGCCTGGCGCGTGCTGACCGCAGGCACGCGGCCACCACCGACGAATGGGATGCAGATCCGTGGCTGCTCAACACGCCAGGCGGCGTGGTCGATCTCAAGACAGGCCGGATGCGCCCGCACGAGCGCGCCGACCGGATGACCAAGATCACCACAGCCACGCCCAGTGGCGACTGCCCGATCTGGAGGCAGTTCATCGACGAGGTCACGGGCGGTGACAAGGAACTGCAGTCCTATCTGCAACGGATGGTCGGCTACGCGCTGACCGGATCGACGCAAGAGCACGCGCTGTTTTTCCTGTACGGCACAGGTGCGAACGGCAAGTCGGTGTTCGTCAACACGCTGGCCACCATCCTCGGTGATTACGCGACCAATGCGCCGATGGACACCTTCATGGAAACGCGCACCGACCGGCACCCGACCGATATGGCGGGACTGCGCGGCGCGCGCTTCGTGGCGGCCATCGAAACCGAACAGGGAAAACGCTGGGCCGAGTCGAAGCTCAAGAACCTCACCGGTGGCGACAAGATCTCGGCGCGCTTCATGCGCCAGGACTTCTTCGAGTTCTTCCCGCAGTTCAAGTTGTTCGTGGCGGGCAACCACAAGCCCGCAATTCGCAATATCGACGAGGCGATGAAACGCAGGCTGCACCTGATCCCTTTCACGATCACCGTGCCGCCCGAGCGCCGCGACAAGAACCTGCAACAGAAGCTCCTGGCCGAACGTGACGGCATCCTCGCGTGGGCCGTGCAGGGCTGTCTCGACTGGCAGCGCCACGGACGACTCTCTCCACCGCAGCGCGTGGTGGACGCGACGGAGGAGTATTTCGAAGCCGAGGACGCCCTGGGCCGCTGGCTCGATGAGCGCTGCGTGCGCGCGCCCAACGCCAAGTCGCTGACCGCCGAGCTGTTCAACGACTGGAAGCAGTGGGCTGAAGCCTCTGGCGAGTTTGTCGGCGCACAACGCCGCTTTTCCGATCTGCTCATCACGCGCGGGTTGGACAAATGGCGCAACGGGATGGGCGTGCGCGGGTTCCAGGGCATTGGCCTCAAGCACCCGCCGACCCCTGCCTACACCCCCTACGCGGACGACTGACCCCATGAAAACCACGCGGTCTGACGCAGCTGACGCAGTTTGTCGTAACTCCTACGCGTGCGCGTGTGCGCGCGCCTCATGGAGAGTTTCGTCACGAAGTGTCAGCTGCGTCAGATCCGCACCGGATAAGGACTGACACCATGATCACAACCATCCTCGCCCTTGATCTGGGCACCACCACCGGCTGGGCGCTGCGCGGCAGCGACGGTCACATCACCAGCGGTTCCGAGAGCTTCCGGCCGCAGCGCTTCGAAGGCGGCGGAATGCGCTTCCTGCGGTTCAAACGCTGGCTCAGCGAGATCAAGCAATCCTGCGACGGCATCGACTGTCTGCACTTCGAAGAGGTGCGTCGCCACGTCTCGACCGACGCTGCCCACGCCTACGGCGGTTTCCTTGCCACGCTCACGGCGTGGTGTGAACACCACCAGATCCCGTACCAGGGCGTGCCGGTCGGCACGATCAAGAAGCACGCCACAGGCAAAGGCAACGCTGGGAAGGAAGATGTCATCGCTTCCGTCACCGCGCGCGGGCACACGCCGGTCGACGACAACGAGGCCGATGCCCTGGCACTGCTGCACTGGGCAATCCAGCATCACGACGATGGCCAGGAGGTGTGAAATGAAAGTTCCCACACCCCAGTACCGCTGCCCCCTCGGGCGACTGCAACCCCAGGCCACCGATCTGGACGCCATCAAGGAACGTGGCTGGCGCGACCAGCACATCCTGGTGGTCAACGCATCCGATGAACGTCTGGACTTCATCGAGCGAGAGATCGTGCGCCGCATTGGCGAACGCTTGTACGGAGGGGCTCGTCATGGCTGAATGGACGATTGAGGATGTGGCGGCCCGCTTCGAGGAGGCCGCCAGCACCGGACGACGCCTGCCCCCTGTGCGTGTGCAGGGCTACTTCAACACATGGCCCGTCATCGTGCGCAAGGAGTGGGAGACGTTCGCAGCCGATGAGCACGTCTATCGACCACTCCCACCCACCCCCGATGCCATCGACCGAATGCTGGAGACGATGAAGTGGGTGCAGTGGTTGGAGGTCGAGCAACGACATCTGGTGTGGATGCGCGCCAAGCGCTACGGCTGGCGAGACATCACGATCCGCTTTGCCTGCGACCGCACGACGGCGTGGCGTCGCTGGCAGCGGGCGCTGGAGATCGTGGCTGACCACCTCAACGCAGCGCACGTCGGTGTCACGCTGCGCGCACAGTGATCACGCTCCGCGCAGCGAGCCTTGACAACAAATATTCCAAAATCGTAGGCCAAGCAGGGTAATGCTTGCCGCGTTTGTCCTTCGTTTCTTGCGTTTGTCCCTTTTGACGCTCGCCGAGGCTGCAACAAATCACCCCGGTCGGGGGTAGTATTTCAGCTATCTTCTGGACAGCGGTGACGGTTCGGAGAGCGGCCCGAGGCGAAAGGGGTCCTTCCTGCCGAAAGTCCCATGCGGGGGGCGCGAGCGCGACGCTTTTTTAGCGTCAGGGCGCGGGCAAGGTTACCAGTCGGCCAGGTTACCGGCCCCGGTTACCACCCCCAGGCGCGGTTACCACCCCTCCAGAATCTTCATTCACTCAACCCGCCCGGCGGCAACGCTCGGCGGGTTTTGCTTTTGGGACTTCCACTTTGAACACACTCAACGTCGAGTACCGCAAGGTCGAGGCGCTGATTCCCTACGCCCGCAATCCGCGCACGCACGCCGAAAGCCAGATCGCCAAGATCGCGGCCAGCATCGTCGAGTACGGCTGGACGAACCCGATCCTCGTCGACGGCGACAACGGCATCATCGCCGGGCACGGGCGTCTGGCCGCTGCCCGCAAGCTGGGGCTGGATCAGGTGCCGGTGATCGAACTGGCCCATCTGACCGTCGCGCAGAAGCGCGCGCTGGTGATCGCCGACAACCGGCTGGCGCTCGATGCGGGCTGGGACGAGGAGATGCTGGCGCTGGAGATGGCCGACCTGTCCGAGGCCGGGTACGACCTTGCCCTGACCGGTTTCGAGGATGCTGAGATTGAGGCGCTGCTCACGGGTGAGGTGACCGACGCCGGTACCGACCCGGAGCCTGATGCCGACGAACCGGATACGGCGGACGACGTACCGGATGCCCCTGTCGTGGCGGTGTCCCGTCCCGGCGATGTCTGGGCCATCGGGTCGCACCGGCTGATCTGTGGCGATGCCACCGACCGGGCCGTGGTCGCTGCGCTGATGGACGGCGGCACGGCAAGGCTGTGTTTCACCTCGCCGCCCTACGGCAACCAGCGCGACTACACCTCGGGCGGCATCACCGATTGGGATGGTCTGATGCGCGGCGTGTTCGCGCACCTGCCGATGGCGGCCGATGGTCAGGTGCTGGTCAACCTGGGCCTGATCCACCGCGACAACGAGGTGATCCCGTATTGGGACGGCTGGTTATCCTGGATGCGTCAACAAGGTTGGCGGCGCTTCGCGTGGTACGTCTGGGATCAGGGTCCAGGGATGCCCGGCGACTGGGCAGGACGCTTCGCCCCGAGCTTCGAGTTCGTTTTCCACTTCAACCGCGAAAGCCGCAAGCCGAACAAGATCGTGCCCTGCAAGCACGCCGGGCAGGAATCACACCTGCGCGCCGATGGTTCGTCCACGGCAATGCGCGGTAAGGATGGCGAGGTGGGCGGCTGGACGCACAAGGGGCTGCCCACGCAAGACACCCGCATCCCCGACTCTGTGATCCGCGTGATGCGCCACAAGGGCAAGATCGGCCAGGACATCGACCACCCGGCCGTGTTTCCGGTGGCGCTGCCCGAGTTCGTCATCGAGGCTTATACGGATGCGGGCGACATCGTGTTCGAACCCTTTGGCGGCAGCGGCACAACGATGCTGGCTGCCGAGCGAACGGGCCGCATCTGCCGCAGTGTGGAAATCGCTCCGGAGTACGTGGACGTCGCCATCAAACGCTTCCAGCAGAACCACCCCGGCGTGCCGGTCACCTTGATCGCCACCGGCCAGTCCTTCGGGCAGGTGGCTGCTGAGCGCGCCACCACCCTGGATGCCGAGGTGATCGCATGAACTGGCTGGCCGACAAGATCGAACAGTGGCCTACCGCCAAGCTGCTGCCCTACGCCCGCAACGCGCGCACCCATTCCGAAGACCAGGTAGCGCAGATCGCTGCCAGCATCGCGGAGTTTGGATTCACCAATCCGATCCTGGCCGGGAGTGACGGCGTGATCGTCGCCGGGCACGGACGACTGGCCGCAGCGCAGAAGCTCGGGCTGGAGCGGGTGCCTGTCGTGGTGCTCGACCATCTGAGCCAGACGCAGCGCCGGGCCTTGGTCATTGCGGACAACCGCATCGCCGAGAACGCGGGCTGGGACGACGCGATGCTGCGGATCGAACTGGAAGCCTTGCAGCTCGATGGTTTCGATCTGGACATCACCGGCTTTGACGCCGACGCACTGGCCGAACTGATCGCGGGCGACGAGCCGGACAACGAGGGGCAGACCGATGAGGATGCGGTGCCGGAGATTGGCGAGACGCCGATCTCGCGCCCGGGCGATGTCTGGGTGCTGGGCCCACACCGGCTGCTGTGCGGCGATGCCACCGTGGCTGCAAGCTACGAGGCCTTGCTGCAAGGCGAGCCGGTCGACATGGTCTTCACAGACCCGCCGTACAACGTGAACTACGCCAACAGCGCCAAAGACAAGATGCGCGGCAAGGATCGCGCGATCCTGAACGACAACCTGGGTGACGGCTTCTACGACTTCCTGCTGGCCGCGCTGACTCCGACCGTCGCCCATTGCCGGGGCGGTATCTACGTGGCGATGTCCTCCAGCGAACTGGATGTGCTGCAGGCCGCCTTCCGCGCCGCCGGTGGCAAATGGTCGACCTTCATCATCTGGGCCAAGAACACCTTCACCCTGGGGCGCGCCGACTACCAGCGCCAGTACGAGCCGATCCTCTACGGATGGCCCGAGGGTGCGACACGCCACTGGTGTGGTGACCGCGACCAGGGGGATGTCTGGAACATCAAGAAGCCGCAGAAGAACGACTTGCACCCGACGATGAAGCCGGTGGAGTTGGTCGAGCGCGCGATCCGCAATTCGAGCCGCCCTGGCAACGTGGTTCTCGACCCGTTCGGTGGCTCTGGAACGACGCTGATCGCCGCCGAGAAGTCAGGCCGCATTGCGCGTCTGATCGAACTCGACCCCAAGTACGTCGACGTGATCGTGCGCCGGTGGGAGGAGTTCACCGGCAAGCAGGCCACCCGCGAGGCGGATGGCGCGGTGCTCGATCAGGCTGCCAGCGACTCCTCGACGATCTCGCAGTGAAACACAAAGCCCGTCAGGTATGGCAGGCCGCGCGGGATGCCGTATTGCTTGCTGGTTTGGCGGCCAATCGTCCAGCCCATCCAACGCTGGGTGGCTGCGTTGATCGCGTCCGCCAGGGCCTTGCCCTCGTAAAGCCCGTTCTGGACGTCGTCGGCAAAGTGGCGACCGTGGCGGCTGTCGAGGAAGGCCCGAACCGATTCGAGCGGCTGGCTGGTGGCGTCCGAAATGGCGACCATCGCCAGGGGCCATGCGGCGCTGGCGTGTTCGTTCATCGTGCCCCAAAAGCCCCAGGCTTCGTTCTGGGTGGCGGGGATCTGTGTGGTGACGTTCATCTCTG